CAATGACCCCCGCAATGGAAATAATGAGGTACCGTTCTGATGGGTACGATATGGATACTAATATGGTTTGTCGTTGTCCCTGAGCAAGGCGTAAGGTATTACCACTTGGGGACATATGAGAATGAAACTTTCTGCAAGACTGCACTGAAGGATGCTTCGGTTATGGTCAACGACAAGCAGGAAGCAATCGAATGTATAGGAGTAACTGTAGATGATTGAAGCAAAATACATTCACCACTGTGGCAGTGACCTGACGGTCGCCAATAGCGCCAGAGTAAGTTTCGCTAAAGAGAGTGAGTTAGAAGACGATGCTTGGGGTCCACCTAAGCTCAAAGAGAAAGATGCCAATCTGATCCGTTACCTTGCAAGAGAGAAGCACATCAGTCCATTCGGGCATTGCTTTGCTACCTTTAGAGTTAAGGCTCCGATCTTTGTCGCTAGGCAACTTGTGAAACATTCCTTTCTCCGTTGGAACGAAGTGAGTCGTCGATATGTCTCTGATACACCAGAGTTTTATGAGCCTGAAGTGTGGCGTGGACAATCTAAGGACAAGAAACAGGGGAGTGAAGGTGAGGTAAAAGACGTAAACATCAAGACCACTCAGCGTATTGTGGCTATGTTATACGATGAACTACTCAAGCAGAATGTGTGTGAAGAGCAAGCCCGTATGGTATTACCCCAAAATACTATGACTGAGTGGTACTGGTCAGGTTCACTAGATGCCTTCGCAAGGATGGCTAACCTACGATGTAAGCCTGACACACAAGCAGAGACACAAGAGGTAGCATGGGCCATCAGTCTCAAGATGGAAGACCTGTTCCCTATATCATGGGTGGCATTGAGAGATGAGTGAAGTAAAGATAACTGAAATAACTGAGCATGAGGATGGCAGTGCTACGTTGCAGGTAGAGTGTGACCCAGAGACATTTGCAGCCATATTTAACGTGGGCTTTGTGTCGTTAATTAAGACAGGTCTATACTGGGAGACAGGCAATGATAAGACCAATGAGTGATGAAGAACGTAAGGCATCACAAGATCGTGACGAGGTTAACAAGTGGCGCAAGTGTGTCAGTTGTGGTAATGCAAGCAAGGACACATGGTGTGGCCTCTGTTTGGAGGAAGAGTAATGATAAACAGTGAGTGGCGAAAGTTGATAGCAGAACAAGAGAACTTTAAGGGGAACGTAATGGCAGAACATACAGCAGACATCGTGAATGAACCTAAGCACTACGCCCGATGGAAAATAGAACCTATCACATACATCATGCAGAACGGCTTTGAGTTCTGGCGTGGGAATATCATCAAGTATGCCAGTCGTGCAGGATACAAGCCCTACGAGGGTATGAGTAAGGCTCAGTGTGAGATCACAGACCTTGAGAAGGTCATTCGTTATGCACAAATGCGTATCAATCAACTTGAGGGTAAGGACAAGCTATGACTAAAGAGGAGCTAAAGAAAATCATTAGGGCTTTGGATAAGTCTGAGGATGTCACAGTAGAGGAAGCTGTGTATCTAATCCGAAAGAGACAACGAGAGTTAGAAAACTTGGAGGTAGAGTATGAGCTTAACTGGGCCTGAGATCGTAGGTATGTGCGAGAAGTTAGCCAACAGGTTTAACTCTCCCTCACACCGTGATGACATGGTACAAGAGGGTGTACTTAAGTGTTACGAGATATTGGCTGACGATGAGGAAGTACATCCAGCGCACCTCTACAGGGAAGCTAAGAGGCGTATGCACGATTACCTTAACCTTGATGTGCTACCTGTTACAGTACCAGCGCACAATATTTCCCGTAGGCTCACACGGGACATAGACGACAGTGAGGTGGGCAATATGTCTGAGGTTGGTCATAAGTGGCTAAAGTCTGTTTTGTCGTCTAACTCTGGTCAATACAGTGATGAACACAATGGCTCAGAGAAAGATCATACTGAAAGATATGAGAATAAGGAGTTTGTAAGATATGTCATAAATGTGGCGATAGAAGAATTAACGGCAGAAGAATGGAGTGTTCTTAAGTTACGTTATTACAGCGACATGACACAACATGAGGTGGCGGATATGTTAGACAAACACCAGAAGTGGGTGTCACGAAGGGAGGACACTGCCTTAACTAAGTTACGAAAGTCAGTTCTGTAACAATTTGTGATGTCTAAGAATTAGAAAAGTATCCCTATAGGTAAGTGTAGGGTTTACATAAGTTATGACTTTAGTTACTTCTACTATTAGTTATAACATAAGAAAGGAACGTAAGTATGGACGACGATGACTACTACGATCACCTTAATGAGAAAGTTAGGGAGCATACTGAAGATGTTGATGCGTCAGGTCTGGGGCATAATAGTGCAGTATTGATTATTGGTCGTATTAAATCTACGCTTGATAGTCTTGTTAAACTGGATGAGGAACATGGAGAAGCCTTACAAGTTCTCGTGGACAATCAGGAAGAGGAACGTGAGACAATCCTTCTGGTTCTTGGGAGACAATTACTTGAGGGTCGTAAAGGCCGCAGCAAGGAAAACTTTGGAAAATGGGTTAGTCGCAACTTTCCAAACTTGCGAAATACCGTAAGTAAAGACGATCAGGCAGCTATCATTTGGGCAGCAGAGTTTCCTGAGCAACATCAGGATATGCTAGACAAACACCCTCGTGTTCGGACAACCCGTGGCTTATACGCTAAGTACAAGGAGGAGCAAAAGAAAGACAAAGTACCCACCAATGGAAATGGTGTGGGTAGTGGCAGTGGAAATACTAACAGTGGCTCTGGCAACTCTGGTAGTAATACTGGTAATCCCAATGCACCGCCCAAAGATAAAGGAGGCGTAAACACAGAAAACCCAGACACTACTACAGTTATCGCCAATGCGACTATGATCGCAAGCAGTCTTATTGGTGTCGTTACCAATATGCTTATGTTTGAGAAAACTCAAGGTAGGGGCGTAGGAGAAAAAGAACTTGCCTCTGCTATATTCCACGAGATCAGGAGCCAATCTGTAGAACAACTTACAGAATCTGAGATCGAAGATTATATAGAGTATAACCTCAAACGGACACTTAGTGTCATACAAAGATCACTTCCCACCCTAGATGTGATCGAGACCAACGTAGTAAGTATTCAAAAAACAATGGAGAGATTCTAATGAAAACCGCAGCACAAAAAAAACTATTCCAGACATTTGAGACAAGCTCTGAGAATAATGGTATCGTAGAGTTCAAGGAGAAGTTGCAACAGGCTCGTCGCTCTGGCTCAAGCTACCGTTGTCAAAAAGAAGCTAAAGAACGTGTGGAACTGTCTTTTCGGTTTAACGACGATCTTATGCGACCTTATCAAGATACTTACCGTAATCAAATCCCTGCTGTCCTCTTAGCCATGTGTGACAAAGGCTCTTTAACTAAGGTTATCCTAAAGAAACTTCAACTGGCTGAAAGTGAGCAGCGCCTCGCACGTTACCTTTTTGAGTCTCAGAACAAAGGCGAAAAGTGGTTAATGAAAAAGTGGGCAGAGTTTGTCAAAGGTATGACTGAAGAAGAAATTGAATACTACACATCTTGGCTTGAAACCTTCTCCGGCCCTGATGATGAAGATCAACCAGAACTTCCCCTTTAACCCAAGGAGAGAGCCACATGGCTGAACATGCACACCAACCCTGTCCATATGAAACGTGTGGCTCTTCCGATGCCTTTAGTTACAACACTGAGGGCTTCGGCAAATGCCACGCTTGCAACCAAGGCTACCCGTCCAGTGGAAAAACATTCGGGTGGGCTAAAGAAAAGTACCCAACAAAAGGAGGGGATAATTTGTCGTTTACACCAGAAGATACGTCCGATGGAAAATACGCTAACATGCGTGGCATCAACAGCAAGACGATGGAGGACTTCGGTGTCCTAACCTACGAAGATCGTCAGGAGTATGTGTACCCCAGCGGGGGAATTAAAGTTCGTAAGCTAGACGAGAAGGGCTTCTACGCTAAAGCAGGCTTCAAGGGTGATGAACTCTTCGGTATGAACTTCTTTACCGCAGGTAGTTCCAAGATGGTAACTATCACTGAAGGTGAACTAGACGCTCTTTCAGTAGCACAAATACTCAAGAGTGGCTACACCAACCCAGTTGTGTCGTTACCCTCTGCTACACCCTCTAAGAAGCTCTGGGAGAACTGTGCGGATTGGCTTAATAGTTTCGAGAAGATCATCCTGTCGGTTGACAATGATGACGCTGGTAATGCTCTTGCTGACCGTGTAGCAAAACTGTTCCCCAACAAGGTCTACCGTGTTGACCATCGACCCTACAAAGATGCCAATGAGTTCCTACAGGCAGGTAAGGCCGCTGACTTCAAGAGTGCATGGTGGAACGCCCGTAAGTTCACACCTGAGAATGTGATGAACAGCACACAGGACTTCTTGTCGTTGTACAAGGATACACCTGAGTTCCAGTATGTACCAACAGGCATCCAAGCGTTAGACGATAAGATAATGGGTCTCATGCAAGGTCACTTCACGGTAATCAAAGCACCCACGGGTATCGGCAAGACGGAGATCATGCGGTTCCTTGAGTACAATATGTTACAACGTGAGGTTCCTATTGCTGCATGGCACTTGGAGGAAACAAAGCTACGATCACTGTTAGGTCTCGTGTCATACGAATGTAATGACAATCTGACACGCAGGGATTTGATTGACGAGAAGGGCGCAGAGGATCAGGTGATTGATGCTATCGGTAAACTGACGAAGGACGAGAACTTCTATCAGTTTTACCTTAGTGATGGTCAAGGTGCTGACGATCTGATCGACCAGATACGTTACTTCGCTGTAGCCTGTGGCGTTAAGTTTGTATTCTTTGAGCCTATCCAAGATGTGCTTGTGGGTTCATCTGACGAGAGCAAAGAGCAAATGTTGGCTGATCTGTCGGTGCGACTATCGAAGCTATCGGCTGAGTTAAACGTGGGTATTGTAACTATCGCCCACACTAACGATGATGGTCAGATGAAATACTGTCGTATGATCGGGCAACGTGCTTCGGTTATCATTGATCTTAAGCGTGACAAAGAAGCTGATGATATACAGGAGCGCAACACAACGTACCTGTCTATTGAGAAGAACCGACCCTGTTCAGAAGAAGGTAACGCAGGGATGATGCGGTTTAACACTGACACCTTCACACTTACAGAGGTAATGTAAAATATGACAACAGTATTCGACATTGAAACAGACGGTCTATTAGATGAGTTGACCAAGATTCATGTCATGTCTTGGTCTAATGACATGGGTGAAGTTAAGCATACCCATGATTACGATGAGATGCGCTATGTATTACTCAACAGTGAAACTCTGGTAGGCCACAACATTATACGCTTTGACATCCCAGCGATAGAAAAGGTGTTAGGCATTGAGGTAAAGGCTCGTTTGATCGACACTCTAGCGTTATCTTGGTATCTACACCATGACCGTATGAAGCATGGTCTTGAGGGCTACGGAGAGGACTATGGAGTACCCAAACCAGTTATCAAGGACTGGAACACCCTGACCCCACAAGAGTACGCTC